AGCAGCAGCGCGACACTGGCGCGCTCATCGGATAAGGTCGGATAACTATCGACGACCAGCGCGTCGCCCGCCGCGTAGACGAGGTTGCGTTCGGCGGAGATCGTCGGCGTCGGGTAAATCGTCATCGTCAGGCCAGCAACCGTGATCTGCTCGCGCCAGGCGTCGGTCATCGGCACCAGGCCTGATGGCGTCACGAGCGTGTACGGGTCGGCATAGCCCGCATACCCCGGCAGCCCGTAGCCGCCCATGCCGTAACCGCCCACGTCAGCGCGCTGTGGGAACGGCACGCCGATCTGGGCCAGCCGAATCAGGCTGATGAAATCGGCGGGCAGCGTGTACGCCGCTGTGCCCGCCACGACCGCTAAAGGAAGGACGCGCGTCACGCTGGCACGGCGCGAGAGATCGGCCACCGCGTCCTTGACCGCCTGCTCGTACTGCGCGGCCGTCGGCACGCCTGATTGCGCCGGAACGTCCGTGGTCACCCTCGTGACGAGATCGGCGAGCAGGATGGTCATGGGTAATTCTCCAGGACGACGGTCATCTGCGCCCGATCGCCACTCTCAGCGATCTTGACCGTCAGCTGAGGGTGCTCGCCCGCCTCCGCAACGCGCAACGTACATTGCGCCGGCGTGATGCCATTGGCGATCTTGACCGTCATGTGTGGCACACGATTGCCAGAGGCGATCAGCACCGTGTAGCGCGGAATGCTCATCGTCCTAGCCTAACGTGATATTGAGCGTCCCGCCCGGCACGATGTACCACTTGCCCTGATAGGCCTCGATCACGATCCCGTCCCCGATCGCGCCGCCGAAGGTCGCGACATCCTTCGACGCCCCGCCGCTTGAGAAAAAGCCGCTCCCCGCGGAGTTGTCCAGCGTGTGCGCCCGCGCAGTGGTCGAGATGAAGGTGAGCCGCACGCCGTCATGCGTGGTGGCGGTCGGATCGACAATCGTCATTGCCGCGGCCGCGCTCGACTTGGTAATGAAGTGGGTCGCGCTGTACAGCGGGATTGCTACAGCGCCCGAGGCCGCGACCGCCACGACCGTGTTGTGGCCGGCAACCACGCCATCCTTGATCAGCACGCCGTCGATCGTCACGCCGGCGTCGGCAGTCGTCTCATTGATGGTATCGGTCTCGATCACACTGCCGATGATCGCGCGAAAGATGTTGGCCAGGAACTCGAAATCGTAGGCGCCGCTGATCTTCACGCGCGCTTTGCCCGCGCTCGATCCGTCGAGTCGCACGTTCTGCGCGGCGTCCAAGATAAGCGCGTCGGCCTCGCCGTTCAGGTCGACCAGCTTGCCGCTGGCCAGGAGCAATTCAGTCACGCTGAAGGTCGCGCCGGCGAGCTTCAAACTCCGTTGAGATGGAGCCATAGCGTTCTATCCTTTCAGACGGCAGATATGCCGCTCCTTATGCCTTCTTGACGTAGCTGGCCTTGCCGCTGTGGCCAGGATCGCCGGTCGCGCCATTGTACTCTTCGACATACCACTGCTCGGCCGCAACCAGTTTGTCACTGCTGTAGCTCGGGAACGGCCCCTTCAGCTGCATCGGCTGGGCAACGCGGTAGTACACGACCTCGCGGTTGATCGGGCACATGTAGGTATCGGTAAACTCGGTGGTCGCGAACACCGGCAGTCCCTTGATGCGCCCCGCGAATCCGGTCGCGCCCATCATCTCGTCATCCGGCCGGCTGCCGGCCTGCGTGAAGGCATCCCAGTTACCCAGCAGATCCGCGTTGGTGAGTGACATGATCAGGCCGGTCGGCTCAAAGAAGCGGTTGGCGATCTTGACCTTTGCCACCCCGATCAGCGCAGCCAGGTCATCATAGGTATCAGTCGCGGCCGTCCATGTGCCGCCGCTGTTGTTCGCGACTCGTAACGCCTCCGCTAAGGCCAGATCGAAGAGCCCGCCATCGATCGCGCGTCGTAGCTCGAAGATGATGCGGTTCAGCGTGCGGCCCACTGCGTCATAGCCCAGCACGCCGCGCGAAAACACGATCGCCTCGCTGCTGATTTGCGTCGCGAGTCGATCGGCAGCAATCGTCATAGCGAAGAAGGCGAGCGTCATCTTGCCGCGCTCGATTGCCGCCATTTCGCCTTTGCGGAATGCCTTGTAGGTGTAATCCACGAGCAGCACCTGCGCGCTGGTGATCGTGCCGGCAGACAAGGCCATGATGCGACCACCGAAATAATCGATCACGTAGTCAGTCCCCTCGGTGTAGGTGGTGCCGGCCGGGCTGCTCGTCACGACGACACTGCCGAAGTTGGCATGCTGATGCGCGAGATTGACCCATGCGTCCCACGCGGACGTCACCGACTCGTCGGTGATCGTATTCGCCACCCCGGTCTCATTCGCGTAGGTCTCATAGGGAACGTTGACGATCGGCGCGGCGTCCACGCTCTGCACATCGAACACGGATGTCGCCACCAGCGTCGGCAGCAGCTCGCTGATGATCGTCCGCATGTAGGCTGTGGGCAGCGTCAGATCGGCGGCTTGCTCTGCTTCTGCGAACTCGCGCGCCTCGCGAATCAGCTTTGATTTGTTCGTCGCGTCGAAGCGCCGCAGGTACTCTTCCAGGAACCGGGCTTGAAGCGGGTGCATGCGCGATAAGCGGGAGAGTTGACTTGGACGCCCCGTCGCGCGGATGAGGCTATCCGTGAGCGCCAGCTGCGGCCGGGCGTAATCGGGCACGAGCGCGGGCGTGTCGCCGCCACTGATGACGGGCGCGCGCGGGCCAGGCCGGCCCATCAATTGCAGCTGCGCCTGAGCGAGCATCGCATCCGCCACCGCGCGCTGGCGTTCGATCGCGCCAGGAACGGCCTCCGCATTTCCTAGATCGAGCGCGCGCACCGCGTCGGCGATCTGCTGCCGGATCGGGGCACTGTAGGGCGCGTCGGCAAGCGCGGTGTCGATCGCGGCGTGAACGCTCGCGCGGCGCTCCGACTCGGCCAGCCGATCGAGCCGGGCGCGGTCATCAGCGGAGAGGCTGTCCACGATTGGCGTGACAGGTGGGGCGACGGCCGGCGGTGTGGTTGGCGGATCGGCCTGGCCGCTGCCTTGTGTCGGATCGGCGCCGGTGTCGGGCGCGCGCAGTGGGGGGGCTTTCCGCCCGCGATGCTGGTGCATGGTATTCTCCTGTAAGACGAGATCGGCGGTCGCGTCCGCCGGGTCGATCGTGGCATCCCAGCCAATCAGCTCTAATTCCTGGACTTCTTCGATATAGCTTCCGGCCTCTTGCAGCAGCACGCTGCGCCCGAGGCCGCGGAGGGAGAGTCCCGGCAGCACGCCGGCCTCGAGCAGAATGAGTGCGTCCTGACCCTGGCTGGTCGGCACTATCCGGCCGTCCAGCATGACCTGGTTGTTTCGAAAGCTGATACTGTCCCACACGAACACGGTGTTCAGCCACAGCGCGCGGCCCTGCCCGCGATCGCTCGGGTGTTCGGCCTCACCTAAGAGTGGCCCGCGCCCGATCCGCCCGGCCGGGTTGCCCAACTGCTGCCGCACCTTTTCCACCGCATCGGCAATCACCGGCGCGGGGTAGCGGCGCATATTCTCGTTGATGCTGCCGGCGGTCATGCCGATGCCGCGCACCCTGCGGATGCTGTCGCTCCCACTCGCTTCTATGAGCGCGATCGGCCCGGCCGACTCTATGAGCAAGCGGCGTCGGATGCGCGCACTGTCGCCCATCATGCCCATCGCCATGGTGTCATCGGGTGGCTCCGGCTCCGGTGGTATGGGGTTCTTGGAGGGCGCGTAGGCCAGCTCGACCTTCTCCCACTGGTCCTGCAACGCGAAGGTGTAATCCCCGTCCGCATCCGGCGTATAGGTCACCAGCCAATATTCATCTTGCGGCAGATCGAAGTCACGCAAGATGATATGATCGGCGAATGTGTCGCAGATAGCATAGTTCCAGGCCTGGTAGCCGAACTGCGCGCGGAAGGCGCGGTCAATGGAATAGATCTCGTATTCGAGTGACGATTTTACGGAATCGAACAGGGGTGCTTTTCCACGCTTAACCTTGCGCATATTCAACCGTGCCTTTCAGCGTATGGCCATGTCCATTCGTGTTTCTCGCCGCTACGGGCGCTATCGCTGGCGCGACGGGTGCGGGCGGCTCGGCTGCTTTCAGCTCCATAATCCGATCGACATCCACGCCTGGTATCAGTTGCGCGAGCAGCTCGTACACGATCCGATCGGGGATGCCAGCCGTCCGCAGCCCCTGTGCCGCCGTGCCGGCGTTTTGCAGCAGCAGCGCGGTGATTGGCGTGCGCGACGGGCGCTGAATGGTGTAGCGGATCGATGCTGGCCAGATACCTTGCAGCAGCCACTGGCGCTCGATAAGCGGGATCAGGAACTGGTCATCCAGCCAGCTCGCCAGACCGTCTAGGGTGTCGTCGTAGTGGTCCTGCTTCTCTTGGAGCACGTCGCGGTTGAGGTTCTCGCCGTACCCGATCAGTTCCATTGGCACGGGGCTGCCGAAGAACGCCGTCGACACCTGGTGCTTGACATCATCGATCTCGGATAGGTGCGCGTCGCCCTGTACCGCGTCGATCGAGGTGCTGTCGGCGTTGGCAAAGAAGTCGGCGATCGCCACGTTCGGATCGGTCAACGCCTGCCGGTTGCGCTCCTGATAGGCCGCGATCTGCCCTTCGCTGGCGCCCTTCAAATTGTGGACGTAGCGCATGCCGGCGCGCGTCTTGCGC